ATTATATTTTTACTGTTAGGAAATTCACGTTTATAAGCTTCCGCACCATTACCCCATATATCTATAGGTAGTTTATATTTTAAAATATGGCGAGCAATCACGTGACGATACCGATGACCCGGTGTATATGTTTTATTCGACACCATGATTGACATTAGTTTTAACTTTTTTGGTCTAAATGGTACTGGTTTAGGGGTTTCATAAAAAAGAAAACCGTGATGTCCTACAAATGTTGGTGTTGGAAATTTATCTACGACACCGATGAAATATTTCCCTATATTTTGAACAGCGTATTCGATAAAGTTATTTTGGTTAAATTTTAGAAACGGTATATCAGGTGGTTCTTGGGCGAATCCAACAACATTTGTAGGCGGTACTTGTAAATTTGGTGGGGTGGCGCAATTCAATAGAATAGCGTGTGTATATGTTTCTGTTGTTGTAAAATATATTTTTTTTGTTTTACCATAGTAGTCTATATTTTGAACAAGACATGCTCTCTCGTACTCCTGTTTACAATGTCCAGATACACAGTAGTCGCTAAAAAATTTAACTCTTATATATTTCCTTCTAAAGTCATCTAAAACTTTTTTAAATTCAGTTGTTTCATAGTATTCTTTATAGTGTAAAATTGTTTTAGCAGTCCGGTGTTTTACTGATACATCGCTAATATTATATAATACGCATTGTTGAATAGCCGCTTGTATCCATAATGTATTTAGAATAATATCGATTTCCAACGAACTATCAAAGTTTTCCAACAAACGCAATATATTCTTTTTAATAACTACCGTTGAATTTACAAAAGGGTTTATTTTTAGTATATTATAACGATATAACTCTCCTTCCAGAATACAAGACACTTCGTTCTCATGGCTACTTTTACTCCCCATAATATCGATTCTATGATACTTTGAAATTATATTCGTCTGTAACTCTAATTTATTTGATAACCAGATATCCCCAATATATAATAGCGCAATGTGGTTATATTTACAGTACTGTTCGGCAGTTGTTATAAGTATTTTTGATATACTATTTGCGGTGTTTTCATAAAATTTTATAATATCTATTCGTACGTCAATGTCTTTATAATTCTGCATTAGTCTATTATCATTCTCGGGTATGTTATATAAAACAATTTTTAATTCCCATTCTTTATATGTTTGGTTTATAATGGATGTAATAGAATCATCAAATGCCTTTTCCGCGCCATCATCGCTTTTAATTGCATTGCTGTCTAGTAAAGCTACAATAGAAATCATTTATATAAATATTATTGTAAATTAATGTTTATATATAAATAATATTATTTCAAATTACTACTATTGTAAATTAATACTAGTTGAAGAGTCGTTTATGATATTTGAAATATATCAAACATCATATAAATTAAATTGTTATAACGCTCGCTGCTCGCCGCTCGCCACTTACCACTCACTTTATCGTCTGAGAGCACCGGCAATCTGCTTTCCAGCTTGTACGGCATTGTTGATGGGAACAAGGGCGGGTACAAACGTTGATGCAATCGGGAGAACTTTACCGGCAACCCTAACAACTTTGCCTAAAGCTTTGCCGATTCTCAACTTCTCGTCGGGATGGGAAGTACTAAAACTCAGGGATTCTACAGCTACTGAACTACTCATTTATTATTATAATATAATACTATATTTTATTTATATTGTATTTTACTTAAATATCTAAACTAATCGTATTGCGTTCAGATTTAGGTTTACGTTTTGTCTTATTTGGCATATTGTCATTTTGCAGGTCTTTCAATTCTGATATACTAATTGTACTTCCTTTATCTTCCGAAACATGGTTCGCATTCGCATTGGATGAAGATGGCGTGATATTTACATTTTTGGTTTTTAATCCCGACAAAATACTACTAATGTCTGACGGTCCTTTCATTTCGGGGCGCGGGTTTTGAGGAAGAGGAGGAGGGGCACTACGTTTCGACTCATACGGATTTATATAATTGTCAGACAGATTTACCCCATCATTCATATTCCCTCTTCCAAAATTTAGGTCGGGGCGGTTTGAAATATCACCTTCTCTTCTAGGTGCTGGGATTGAATTAGGACCTTTGGTTGCTACAGGTGGAGGAGGCGGTCTCTGGTTATTAAAGTTGCTAGGCGCTTGCTGTTGTGAACCGCCACCCATACCGCCCATCATGTCTCCCATAAAGTTACCAAAGTTGGGCGATGATTGGGACATCGTATTTACTGCAGCTTGTGTAAACTGTTTCATAAGTTCGGGATTTTGTCTCATAATATCGTCCATACCAGGCATGGCGGATTTAAACATGGTGTTTGTCATATGGAGCATAATCGCGCTTCCTCCAAGTTGGAAAAGCAACTTCAATTCGGGTGCCATCTTTGCCTTCGACTTATATTTTTCGTGTAGTTCGGCAAAAATCTCATCATAGTCGTCAACATTTTCATTGATTTGTTCTGACCAACCATCCAGCTTCAAATCAAATGGGTCAAATTTATTATTTAAAAACTCTATACCCGTGATTGCAGTCATAAGCAACTTTTGTTGAAACTTAATACTGTTTTTCTTTTCTCTTTCTTCCACGTGTGTTTCATATTCTCCTTTCATTTCAAATAGAGACGACTCCATGGTGTACTTTTTAGTAAGACGAATACCTTTTCCTTCTAGTTCCTCCAACTTTTGAAGGATTTTAAATTTCTCGCGAAGTAATTCTTCTTTTGTCATTTGTGGTGTGGAATCTAGCGGCGCGTCGGGATTCATAGGTACATTATTGAACTTTCCAAACCCGTCCCACGTTTTTTTATCTGTGTCGGTATTTGCAGTTGATGCGCCAATACCACTGGTATTGCTTCCACCCATGGGTGGTCCACTTACTCCTCCCAAATTATGCTTGCTGTCTGAAAATCCACCATCGCTATGATCGTCGTTATTATCATAATTGTTCAACTTTATATTTGAACCACTGAAAAAATCGGATTTAAAATTCTTAGTTACTTTATTGGTATTTATAGTATCGGTCAGTTCATTTAGCTCGTCTTCAAGATCGTTCAAATCGTCTAAATCGATATTGCCATCGCCGCCACTTCCACCTTTATTTCCTGATTTTAATTTATCGTTCATCAAAAGTTCTAAACCTCCACCAAAGTTTACAGACTTTGAATTACTGCGACCACCGCCACCACCATTTCTACTTCCTCCTATAAAACTATTATCAAGTTCGGATAAATTTCCAAGTTCAATGATTTCGTTAGCCATATTATTTATAATTTAGAACTTTAATTTTAAGTTTGTGCGCATTATAAATATTTATAATTAAATCATTGTAATTAAATCATTGTAATTAAATCAAATCATTGTAATTAAATCAAATCATTGTAATTAAATCATCAAATTCATCAGATTCATGGTATAAATCAATATTTATCATATTTTTTAATGTAAGATAATAGATTCCTTGTAAAAAACAGTCTGATAAGTCATCTTTCTTTTTATTTTTATCTAAACTTCCTCTGTATTTTTTAAACTGTGGTAACTTTTCTAATAGTTCTTTTGTTACTTCTACACTTTCCAACTTACGTTCGGTATATGTTGTCTTTTTTTTAGTCATAAACATTTTTAATTTATTTGCAGCAGATATAAACTCTATACACGGCGTTTCCCTCATTATAAAATATTGCGCTATCATTCCTTGCAGTGTTTTCATTCTACTTGCGATTGTACTAATCTGATTCTCTATAATTACAATATCTATTTTATGTTTCTCCAGCCCTCCCAGATTTCCTACATCTCCATCACCTATACATGTATTCAGATAAGGGGAAATGAATTTATCCAATTCACTCATCATATTTCTACCAAGGGTGATTAAATCAATCTGATCGGCACGTACATTTTCTATATTTTCCAAATAATTCTTATCTAGTTCATGCTGTATCATTTCTATCATTTGTTCTTTTGTGTTTTTTTGTCGTTTTGGAGGGACGGTCACAGGGGTAACCGCTTCGCCGATAGCTTCATTATTCATATGAGACGTATGAGACGTATGAGATTCGTGAGATTTATGTAAAATAGGATGTATATTATATTTATCAATAATACTCTGAATTTCAACCAACTTCTTTGTTTTTATTTTTTTAATATCAAGTTCACTTGGTGCTATTTTTAAGTTACACTTTTTTGCATGTTTTGCGCAATAATAATCAATAATCGCATTATTATTATCATTATTATTTTCATGTTCCGTATCATTCTCAACGCTATATATGCTTTCACTTGTTTTAAACGTTTTACAATATTTTGCTACTTCTACACAAGTGTGCAACCCTCCTTTGGTGCATTTTTTTATGACAGGGGTGCATAAATTTATAACTTCCCATCGCAATATTTTATAATCTAATAAATTAGATGTGTTTATATTATTTGCATCCGCATCAGTGTCACCTACTTGAAATAAACAATATGCTAAATTTTTCATGCCTACATCAAAACTAATTACATTTTTCATTTAATGTATATTTGTATTCATATAATATTTATATTTGTTTTATATTTGTTTTATATTCTATTATTATAATAAAGAATACTATTTTCAATGATAAAAAATACATATTTTAAAATAGCATGTGCGCTTATAATATTGTTTTTGGTATGTTGTTTTATAGAAAAAAAGGTGAACAAATACTCTTATGAAAAAGGCACAGCAATTAACAAAGTAAAAATTCCCGATATTATACAGGAAAGTATACCAATAGTTCGACATTTAGACGTAGTAAGTGATTTATTTATTTCATTTTTTTTGTTTATTTTTTTCATTATTTTTATATTTAATGGCAAATACCAGTATATTATTTTTTATTTTTTTGTATTTTTATTAATGCGTTTAGTTACGTATATTTATTTTGTATCTACAACTCTCCCCGATAGTAGCAAAACATGTACATACGGTTCAGACTTTTTTAAAACTGCACTCAGCATGGGGTCTTGTAATAATCTTGGAATCAGCGGACATTTTATAAATATCGTATTTCAGTTGGGACTTATTTACAAGTGTTATGGGTCAGCATATTGGTTATTATATCTCATTGTTTATGTTTTAGGGTTCGTATTAATATGCGCTTCTAGAAATCACTACACGATAGACTGTATTACGTCAACATTTGTTGGACTATTTTTTATTTATGAAATTGATAATATACAAAAGGGGCTTAACTTTTTATTGGGTAAAAAATATTTTAACTTATAAAAGTAAAACATTATTTATGTTTACACAACGCATACAACGCATACAACGCGCATAACTGTAAGTTACTTATTGCTGCCATTCACTAAATACTCATACTGTGTAAGGGCTGGTGCCATGATACGACTTTGAAGTTCGTGTCTCGAAAGGTATACATTTTTTAAATCACTCGTTTCATAACCAAATGGTTGGCTGTTATCTAGGGCAGATGAAAACACAAAAGGAGTATTTGATTGTACTTCCGGATTTTGAGGTCCTGTATACATGGTAGGCGATGCCCCACAGTTGTTACACGCCGTAACCGAATTTGCTTTCATTATATTAACAGCATTTTTTTGTAAATATGATCTATAATCCCAGTTTGAATTTATGTTATTATTTTCACGGATTTGTTCATTTACGGCAGCGCCTGGTTGCCACGATGTGTAGTTGCGACCATCCATCATAATAGGAGGAGAATTAAAATGAATATTGTTTGAACCTGCGTAACAAGTAGCCCATGACATCAGATACTATGGTTATATAATATATACTAAAACTAGATAAAAATAATATTAAGATTCAAATTCATATTAATATTATTAATTTTATTAATTTAATCAGATGTATAGTTTAATAGTGCTACAATTCTGATAGTGCTATAATTCGGATAGGTGTTTAATCAACTCTTTTTTTGTCAGTTTATTGACAGATGCTTCGCTCATGAGGGGTTTACCATCGGCGGATAATTTACTTCGAACACGTTGTCTAAGAGACGTGACATTCATTGAATTATAATCGCATTGCGCGTCGTCTTCTTTGTTATCTTTCACTTTAAAAATTGTTTTTACAGAAAGGTTATTTAAAGAATTATCTTCCGAAATAGTATCTGTTTCTAAATGTATTTCGTTTTTAACTTCATTTGTAACGTTATTTTCCTTAATCTCATGAATCTCATGAA